CCTGAGACGTAGACATGATCCTCGCCCGCCATTAGAGCGTGCCGTAGGCCGCTCACGACGGCCTGCACAGGCTCTCCGAAGATCGCCCGCACATACTCAGCATCGCCGGTCAGGATGGCCTGTACGAGCGCCTCTGGGTCTGCGTGGTGGTCCTTGTCGTCCTTACCCTTGACCCGGAGCAGCCCACGCGGGAAGTTGTGGGGCTGGAACAGCCGGCCGGTCTGGCGGCCTGGGCCGGTGCCGTGGTACTGGAGCATCCCACGCGCCCGGCCGTCGCCGCCCACGCATTGCTCCATGCGACCGAGCTTCTTGATAGAGCTGGAGCCGATGAGCTGCTTGATCTCCAGGGCGCGGGTCACGTCCGGCGGCAGGATCGGCCGCTGCCAAATCTCAGGGTCGTCGTCTTCTGGGTCCCCGATCCATTTGCCGATGGTCTCCTTGGTCAGGTCCGGGATCAGGACGCCGCGGTCATGCGCCCAGCCCTTGAGCTTGGGGCTCCCCAGCTTCAGCCCGTCCGTGAGCTGGCCGAACTCATGCAGCAGCGGGTCGGACGCCTGGGCCACCACCTTCCGGGCGGCGCGCACGTAGTCCATGTCGAGCTTCAGTCCGCGCTCGTTGATCGTCTGGTTCAGCAGCCACACCGGCCGCTCGTAGTCCGGGAGCCAGCCCAGGCGCTCGTGCAGCGCCACCTGATTGGGAACGTCGCTCTCGCAATACCGATAGATGCGCTCCATCATGGCCGGCGTGCGGACGGGGTACATCCCGGTCTTCTTGTTGACCTTGGACAGGCCGAGGGTGATCCGCGTGCCCTCCACGTCCTTGACCTCCGGGAGGTGCATGGCCTCCAGGGACTTCTCCAGGCTCAGTGGCACACCACGCAGAGCGCACACCGCCATAGTGTCGTGCCACTGGTCGGGAGGGATGGGCGGCCAGCCATAGACAGCCACCATGTGATGCTTCCAGATCGACTTCTCGAAATCGACGTTGTGGGCGATGAACCGCACGCCGTCCAGCACCGCCTTGAGAATGAGCTGGGGGATCGGCTGGCCTGGAACCCAGCGGCACTTCGATCCGCGCCAGTCCTGGGCGCAGAGCACGAGCACTTCGGTCGTCACGTCTTCAGCGTAGCGCCACGCGCCGGCCGCCTTCAGATCGCAGTCCGAGGCCGTCTCGAAGTCGATCATAATCCAGGGGATCATTGGGTTCTCCAGGGAGAGGGTGAGGGCCACCGCTTCTGAGCGGGTGGGGTTTCGGTTAACTTGCACACCGGGAGTTTGTCGGTGGCCCTCGGGCAGTCAGGTTCCAGACGGTGGTCCTTTGTCAGGGCCGGCTGGGGACTACCAGTTCTCGCCTTCGTCCAGGCCGGCGGTCACGTCCTCGGACTTGTTGAGGCCGACATAGCCGGAGAAGGTTTCAGTCGCCGCCGGCCGGCCCGTCAGCCGCTCGCCCTTGTTCAGGGAGCAGACGGCGTTCAGGTAGCACGTGACGCCCGGCTTGCCCGGATCGTCGCCGCGGTCGATGGCGTCGTAGGCCTCGAAGTACAGCTCAACGAGCCCCTCGACGCCGGTGTAGAAGTACCGCTTGGCCTGCTGGATCGTGTCCGCGCCGAACTCCCTGATCTTGCCATCCACGATGGCGGCGACCTGGGGCGGGTTCTTGGAGCGGGCGGTCAGCACGATGCGGCCACGGGAAAACTCGCGGTCCTTGCCCTTGGCCTTGGCCTTGTCGGCGAGCTTGTCGCCGGAGGACCAGGGCACGGTCAGGTCGGAGAGGTTCACGTCGGGGCCGAACTTGGCGCGAGCCACGGCCGCAGCTTTCTTCTTCGCTTCCGCGAGGATGGCGCTGTCGGGCAGGAACTCGATGTTCAGGCTGTACTTGGGGTCCCCGGTCTCCTTGCCGTTGCGCACGACGCGCTTGGCTTCGGTGACGTTGGGGAAGGTGAAACGCTGGGCCTCGTTGTCGATCTTCAGCGTTCCGAGGGAGTAGTCTTTGGCTTCGGACATAACGTCCTCCTTATGTGCGGATGCACGGTTTATACGAGCCGAGGCCCGTGGGGAGAGCAGACCCTAGACGGCGGCGGCCCACTTGTCAAGTGCTCTTTCGACCTTCACTTCGTCCTTGGGATCGCTGGCCAAGGCTACGGTGAGACCTGTATCCGGCGTGTAGGCGAAGGACTTCACGAATTGCTGGGCCGCCTCGCTCAGCTTCTCCAGTTCGGCCGGCGACTTAAGCTCGGGCTTAGTCATGGCTTGGTCCTTGAACTTGGCCTTGGCTAGGTCCGCCGCGCCATCCTTCCAGACGCGGTTCGCCTTCTTCCGCACGAGCTTCGTACCCGTCACCTCACGGCCCTCCTGGAGCCGGCGGAAGGTCTCGTCCTCCAGGGCCTTGATGTAGAACTTCACGGCCTGGACGTACTGATAGCTCCGGCCAAGATTGGCGTCGCTCTCATGCACGATGGCGTCAGGGTTCGCCCGCATCGCCGCCCCGAACAGGGAGGTCATCATGGGGCACACCAGCTTCGCCGGGCAGAAGCGGCACCAGGGGCCGGGATCGAGGGTGTTGTCGAACTCGGTGGCGCACATGGCGGGCACCAGCTCGGAGTGAACCCACTCCTTGATCGCGCCTACCGTCGTCGGCCAGAACCGCACCGGGCCTCGGTTCGAGAACCCACGCGGCTGGACAATTCCAAGAGCAACAGGTGTCTCGTCCGGAAACGTGGTGCCGGTGGCGCGCTCAATACCGTCGATGAGGCCGAAGGCGTAGTATTGGATTTGCGGATTTTCTTCGGGGTCAACGATGATACCTTCACCGCCCTTGAGATCAACGACGGTGATGCGCTCAGGGGCGATGGCACCGTAATCAACTGATCCATAGAAGTTCTCGTGGACGGGGGAGGAGATGGGGGCTTCGATGTAGACATGGGTGGCCTCCCGGCCGATGGGGCGCACCACGTCCAGGTAGACCTGGATCGCCGTGGCCATGGGCTCATCAATCACGGTCTCGTTATAGGTCCGGCCGACGATCTCCCAGGTATCCATCCCGTTCGTCAGGCAGTCCGCCGCTGCTTCATGCATGGCGGTGCCTTCGCGCCGGTAGTCGGGCTCGTCGCTCTCCGGAAGCTTCAGCTCCTTGAGGAGGGCAACGGAGCCTGGACAGTGCATCCAGCGCTCCGCGCCTGACGCCCCCAAGGGCGAGTGTCCCCGGTCCTTGTGGGGCGCAACGGTCACGTCAGGGCCTCCAGCTTGTCGAGGAACAGCCGCCGCTGGGCTTGCGGGATTTGCGACAGGCTGAATTGCTTCGTCGGGTCCGGGTTGAACTCGCCGATCAGCGTGCGGATCGCCACGGGGTTGTTGAGGGTGGAGTTCCGCTTCGTCGCCGCCGCGTTCAGGTCCGCGTCCGTGATCGTGACCACGGGCTCGACCGGCGTGTCCCACTCATCGCCGGCAGAGGAAGCAGGCTCCGTTGATGGCTTCTCGCCGGGCTGCGAGGTGTCGGGCGAGGCGCTCGTGGTCGAACTCGACGTGTCCTCGGCCGGCGGGGTGGCCGGCTTGTCCGCCTTCTTGCGGCTCCTGGCCGCCTCGACCGGGGGGCCGGCGGCAGCGGCCTCACTGTCCGGGATGATGTTCTGCACCGAGGCGCGGCCGAGCAGCTTGTTGACCTGATTGGCGGCCAAAGCCGAGGCGTAGTCGATGGTGTTGACCGGGTTCTTGTCATCCTCCGGGATGTCGAACCGCAGCTCGACGCGGACCTTGCGCGGCGGGGTGTAGTCCTCCGCCGCCTTGGTCCCGTCTTCGACGGACACGAGCCCGCCAGTGATCTTCGTCATGGGTAGTCCTCCAGTTGAAAAGCAGTTCCCACAGGCACATGATCTGTCGTTGAAGCCTGAGCCGATCCAGGAGCGGCAAGGCCCCACAGGGAGCAGGGTTAGCCGTCGAACTTGCCGCGGAACTCAGGGTCCGAGGCCGCCGCCGGGGTAGGGGTCGCGCGCTGGGCCTTCAGCTCTTGCAAGGCCTCGGCCTTGATCCCCATGCCGCCGGCCGCGAAGGCGGCGATGACGGACAGGGAGGCCGCGATCTGTTCGAGCTTCTGCACATCGGTCGCGTCGGCGTCCGGGTTGCAGCACACTTCGATATGCTCGGGGAGCCCGCCTTCGCCCAGGATCGGCTTGTGGTCCGCGTCCAGGGGGATGAGATAGAAGTGATAGGCTGACGCCGGGGTCGGCGGGTCGCCGGGGTCCTGGGTGCCGGTCGGCGGCTCGATGATCTCGGGCACGTCCGGGGCGTCGCCGACAGCGGCGGCGGCGGCAAGCTCGGCTGCTTTCTGTGTACGCTTGGTCATAGCATAGTCCTCCAATGAGTGAGACCTAGCACGCTCACATGCGTCGGTCAAGAGCTTTGTTCGTGGTGATCAGCTTTCGTAGCGAGGAGGCTAGGATGCGCTCGCTGAAGCTCCCAGGGGCCACGAGAAAGTCAGCTTGAACTTGACCGTCCTGCCCCATACGATCCAGACGGTCAACGGCCTGCTGATTGTTGCCGGGTGTCCAGTCTGCTTCACCAAAGACCGAGTGTTGGCAGACTTCCTGGAGACCATCAGTGCCAGTTCCCATCGACTGAAGATTACCATAGCATAGCCGTGTGCCCACGTCTTGGCGAAACTGATCCACGAGTTTCTGCTTCTTACTCGCAGAAACGGACCCATCAATTCTGACCGCACCATATCTGTTTAGCTCCTTCTGCCAGATGTCCAATACTTCCGTGTGCCAGCCGAACAGGACCAGCTTTTCTTCGCCTCCGTCGATCAGCATCGCCACGTAGTCGGCGACCAGGGGAGCCATTGCCACCCCCATCATCCGCCGGACGGTGGCGATCTGGCCGAGGGTCTCGGCGTCCTTGCCCTCCAGGTGTTCGGGGTCGATGTCCAGCATACTCTCCGCCTGGAGCGCCCGCTTGACCGCGCCGTCCGGCTCGATCTGGACGATCTCGAACTTGGGGAGCTTGAGCTGGGGCAAGACCCCATCCGGCCCGTGCTTCTCCCGCCGGACCATGATGTTGACCCGCAGCCGGGCTTGCAGCTCGCCGTGGCGGCCCGTGCGCTCGTCTATGTAGCGCTTGGTCTCGCCGCTAGGAGCCTCGAACTCGATCATCTTGGCCGGGTTGAACCGCGTGCGGAAGCTGTCTTCCGACATCCAGTCGATGGCGTCGAAGTTGAGCCCTCGTAGAAGTGTGTAAGCCTCCCGTGGTCGGTTCGGAAGCGGCGTACCAGTGAGCGCGAGAACCGCGTCGCATCGGCTGGCGATGGCCTCGAAGGTCCGGCCCTCACCTCCGCCAAAGACCGCGCGCGTGCGAGCCGCATCAATGGTCTTGAGGTAGTGCCCCTCATCCAGGATGAGGAGGTCATACCATCCCTGGGCCAAGGCCCATCCCAAGGCAGGAGAGCGCGCGAGGTCGTAGGAGATGATGTTCCAGGCGGCATGGGGGTGAACTCCGTTCTTCCCGTTGGTTGTGACGTGGATCGTGTACGGCCAAGGCATGGTCGTCCACTCCCTGATCTTGCGCGCCCACTGGAGCCGGATATTCGCCGGGCAGATGACCAGCACCCGCTTGGCTCCGATCTCGTTGGCGAAGGCGATGGCCTGCATCGTCTTGCCGAGCCCCGGCACGTCGCCGATCAGTGTGTTCTGGCGGCGCAAGGCGTACTCAACCCCGGCCTTCTGGAACGGGCTCAGCTCTTGGTCCAGGGGGACCTTGATGTGGGCCTCGCTCGTCTTCGCCCGGCTCGCGTCAATCTCAGTCTGAAGACGAAGGAGCTGGCCCTGGGCGCGCTCGGTGGCATAATCCCAGAAGGCCACGGCCGCGTAAGGTTCGTGCGTGAACAGCACGTCTTCGCCGGCCGTGGAGTTGACCTCACTCCGGTCGAGGCCGTGCTCCTCCATGAGGGCCTTGGTCACTTCCGGGTTCGCTGGCACGCGCAAAACGAACGCGCCGTTGTTGGGGTTGTAGTCGAGCTTCACGACTTAGCCTTTCATGCGTTCGAGAGCATAGGCCCGCAGCTCCGCCTTGCGTTGCGGCCGGGACTTGTAGTCCGGGTCACGTGGCCGGCGACGGCGCTGGGCTCGCGAGGGCGTGCCGCGCAGCTTGTGATCGGCGAAGTAGTCTTGGTCGCCCTGCTTCAGGATGAGCAGTAGATCAACGAACGCCTGGGCGTATTTCGTGCCGGGTGGGAAGTCGATGGGAAGCTTAAACATGAGACAGTTCTTTCGGCTGGGCCTGCTTCGACAGGGTATCGAGCAAGACGGCTGCACGCGCAGACAATCGGCGCGCGGTATAGGCGAAGTAGGGGATAGGCCCGTCTTCAGTCGGGTCGTCGTAGATGCAGCGGCGTTGGAACAGCGCCACGTCTCCACTCTCCTCCGCCTCGGCGACGAATGTGAACGTCGGGTCTTTGCTCTTGCGCCGCTCATAGCTTCTGTAGTAGACCAGTTCCTCGCCGGGGCTGGCCGAAGCTAGCCACTCCCGGACTTGTTCGGGCGATTTCATGTTGACCTCCAGTGTCAAGGAGGGTATGTCTAGCCCAAGTGAGGATCGGATGCAACACCTTTTTTATGAAGGTCGTAGCCCAAAAGCCATCGCGGCTAAGAGGCTGAGAGAGCGCAATCGCTACCGGGCAGACCCGGCGGCGCACTATGCCCGCGTGCGTAAGGCACAGCTCCTTCGTGACTACGGTCTTACTATTGAAGAACATGAACGGCTGGTCTCAGAACAGGAAAACAAGTGTAAGCTCTGCGGATCGGGTGCTGAAGAACAACGCTATAAGAAACTGCATATAGACCACGATCATTCAACTAAGAAAGTTCGTGGCTTGCTATGCCATAACTGCAATCGGATGCTCGGTTATGCCAAGGATAACCCTGAACTACTAGAGCGTGCCGCTGCTTACATTAGGGAACACAATGACAAACCCGCTGCTTGAGCAGGCCTTGGCTTATGCCCGCGCGGGGAAGCCTATCTTTCCGTGCCTAGCCAATAGCAAAGACCCGGCCACCCCTCATGGGTTCCATGATGCGACGACTGATGAAACCACGATCCGGGCGTGGTGGCAAGAAGACCCTGCGTATAATGTGGCTCTGTGCCCGGATGATTGCGGCTGGCTGGTCGTTGACCTGGACAAAGACAAGAAGACCGGGGACCACACCGGCGAGGAGACGTGGGCCAAGCTACTGGAGGAGCACGGCGAAGCGCCGACCTATGAAGTCGTCACCCCGAGCGGTGGCCGTCACCTCTACTACGCGGGTTCCGGTCGGTCGAGCGTGCGCAAAGCTCTTGGCCCCGGTGTTGATACGCGGGGCGTTGGCGGTTACATCCTGATCCCCCCAAGCGTGATCAACGGCCGGCCCTATAAGGTGTTCGCGAATGATCCGATCACGGAGCTTCCCGCGTGGGTGTCCGAAAAGCTGACGACTTCCGTGGGCGAGGCTCGCGCGGCCGAGGCTGAAGACCTGGACCAACCCGCCGCGATTGATAGGGTGCGCCGGCTACTCGCTACGGCCGAGCCCGCGATTGAGGGTGAGGGCGGCGACGACGCTACCTTCCGGCTGGCGTGCCGCGTCCGCGAGATGGGCGTGTCTGAAGGTACGGCCGTCGATCTCATGCTCGCCTGGAATGATCGCTGCGAGCCCCCGTGGGATGTCGATGAGCTGGCGATCAAGGTTGCGAACGCCTACGCCTACGCACAGAACGGCGAGGGGGCGTGGGCCGTGCCGAGCGCCGTCGAGACTTTCGCTAGCTCGCCGTTGCTGAAGGGGCTACAGACCCCCTCTCAGCGCTCGCGTTGGCATGTCTACATGCCGGCGGAGCAAGACGAGTGGCCCGAACCTGAATGGCTGATCCCCGATCTCCTGCCTAAGCAGGGGATAGCTATGCTGTACGGAAAGCCGGGGACATGGAAGACCTTCACGGCCCTGGACCTCACGCTGCACCTAGCCGCCGGGCTCCCTGTGTGGGGCTCAGAGGGCGGCGACCCGGTGCCTGTGCTGTACCTAGCCGGCGAGAGCCCGCGCGCCCTGGGGCGCAACCGGCGGCCGGCGTGGCAACTGTTCAAGGGCGTTGACCGGGTGGCGCTCGACAAGACCTTCGGCCTTGGCCCCAATCTCCCCAAGGCCTATGATCCGCCCCAGGTCCGCGAGATGGTCGAGGATATCCAGGCGAGCGGCTATCACCCCAAGGTGGTGGTGATCGACACCCTCGCCCGCTTCGCCGCCGGCATGGATGAGAACTCGGCCAAGGACATGGGCAACGTGGTCGAATGCCTGGACTTCATGGCGAAGGCCTTCGGCTGTCTCGTGCTCGTGCTCGCCCACACCGGAGCGAATACAGACCGCGTGCGGGGGTCTACCGTCCTCGACGGGGCCTTCGATACCATGATCGAGGCGGAGCGGTTCAAGGGCCTCCCGGCGCTCGCCCTATGGGTCCGCAAGCAGAAGGATGCGCCGGAACGGCCGCAACCCCTGACGTTCGAGGTGAGGAGCTTCGGCGGCTCGGCCGTGCTCCAGCCCACCACCCCGGAGGAGCACGCGCGGATGATCGCGAGCCCGGACGCGGTGTCGCCGGCCAAAGTAGGCGCGGCGCTCGTGAAGCTTGGAGCGACCAGCTTGGCTAAGTCCGTCACGGCGCACGTGGTGGCGAGCGAGGTCTTGCCGCCGGTCGAGGTCGAGGATGAGGAGCAGCGGCAAGCGGCCGTCGAGGCTATGGCCCGGCTCCTGAAGCGGCGCGCGCGGCGCGACCTGTCAGCCTATGTGGACGGGGACCGCTGGCATATCCCCATGGTGAGCTGATATGAAAGAGCCCGCCGGGGATGCACTACCGGCGGGCTCAACCATGTGGCGCTTAACCGCGCGGCCACTCTGCGACAGGCCCATACGAGGGCAAGGCCTAGATTTAGCTGCTTTCGTCCTCCTCGTCAAGTTCGTCCTCCGCCTCAGCGAACGGGACCCAGGCCCAGGCCCCGACCCACACGCCCTCGTCGGCGGGCGAGAGCAGGGGCTCGTCATCGATCTCGATGTCACGGTCGGAGCCGCTGGCGTAGTCGTCGCGGGCGCGGGCGATCTCGGCGTCGTAGAGATCGTCGGGGTTGTAGAACCGGGCGAAGGCGGTCATGGCTTCCGGCTGGGTGAGCCCCGCGCCGATGAGCAGTTCGAGCGCCGTCCCGACCGTGAGCTGACGTTCGGCGAGGAAGCCCCGAAGGGCCTCCACGCAACGGAGGTCGGTGCAAGCGCCCTCCGGGGGTTTCTGGATGTTAAGCATTGGCCTCATGCTCCTCTTGCTTGGTGAGGCGATGCCGGCGCGGGGGTGGTAGGAACGCTTCGAGGTGGCCGGCGGAGACCTCGAAGAACGCGGCGATAGCGACGACGAAATGCGCCCTATCCCCAAGGAAGCGGCCGACCGGCGGAACCATGGTTCCGGCGAGATCGAGCGCGAAGAAGCCGAGGGCGATGTGCAACAGGGTGTTGTGGACCTTGTGCGTGATCGTCGCCGGCTTGACATGGAAGGTCATCATTTCAGACCTCCCAAAAACAGGGCGTCGAGGCTATAGACCCCCGCGCCTTGGGCCAAGATGAAGGCGAGCATGACCAGATAGAGCACCTCCGGGAGATAGAGGTAATCCGACATGCGCTCATGCCAGCGCTTCGACTGGACGCGGCCGAAGGCGTCGAGGATGCAGGCCCCCGAGCAGATGATCAGGAGCCCCAGGGCGGCCGGAACCGCAAGGGCTCCCACGATGAGCCCCAGGCCCCCGAAGAACTCGCCGCCGGGGATGAGGTAGGCCCAAGCCGGGGACCGGAGCCCCCATTTCTCGAAGCCGGACAGGAAGACGGCGCGCTTGTCACGGAAGAAAATCTTGTGCGCGCCGGCCAAGGTGAAGAAGGTCCCCACGGCCAGACGGTCGGCGAGGAGGCCGAAGGCGCTGAAGTCAACGCCATTGAGGAGGAAATGCAGCATTACGCGGCCTCCCCGATCAGGCGGCCGACAACCGTGATTTCTTCGATCACGGCCGCTTCCAGGGGAAGCTCGTGACCATTCTGGAACGCCTCATAGGCCGCCTCGCTCTTAGCGAGCAGGGCGTAGGCGTGGCTCATGCTGGCCGCCAGCTCGGAAAGCGGCTGGCCGTTGGCTTGGGCGAGGTAGATCGACGCATCGAGCAGCGCGATCATGTAGCAGCCGGGACAGAGATCGGCGGTATCCGGCTTGGGCGGCTCGCTCTTGCGCCTCATGAGGCTGTCCAGGAACGCGGCGACCTTGCGCCCCACGTCGTGCCGGTGGTGGTCTTCGATATGGACGAGGGTGGGGTCGCCGCCGTAGGTGCGTCCGTCCGTCCCGTGGGCCAACACGATGTCGGAAGCCCTTGAGTGGAAAAGCTTGGTCATCTCACTGTGCTCCAGATAGGGCGCGGAATTGCGCCAAGCCGGTCTGTAGCACGATCCTCACGTCGAGCGTGAGTTGTAAGTTTGCAACACCTAGCCCCGGCCTTCGCCGGCCTTCAGCCAGTCGCCGGACGTGGCCCGCCAATCCTTGGCGATCCATTTCCGGGCCTCCTCAAAGAGGGCCGCGCGCTCATCCTCCGTCGCGTGGATGGCGTCGCCAATCCGGTTGAGACCGTCGCGCAATTGGCTCGCGCTGCACAGGGCCAATAGCTCGCTTTCGCCGTCGCTCATCCGCCGGCTTTGCATGGGTGCGATCACCTGTCCGTCAGCTCGGATTTCGGCCGCGCCCACGATCCGGGGCGGGTTGCTGGCGGCCTTGCCGAGGATGGCGAGCACGATGCAGCCGATCAGGGTTTGATTGCCGCGCGTGGCGATGACCGCCCGGCTTGGCCATGCGGCTATGCTTTGGGGTTCCATGGTTTCAGCTCCAATTCCATCCGTACACGGTCGATTTCAGCGATCAAAAGATGAGCCGGATCAATGGCTTGATCAAGCTCGATGTAGCTCACACTACGCTCACTGTGAACCCCGCCTTCACGGCCGAACCGGAAGCCGCGCACGCGAATGCCGCGCTCATGCAGCTCTAGCGTCACGTGATCCCACAAGGCCGCCTCATGGGCGGCTTCAGCAAGGGCGGCAAGGAGTTGAGGTCTGGACATGGCAAAGCCTCCCATGAGTGTGGCCCATGGGAGGGTTATGCCAGTTCCTCGGCGAGCCGTCAAACGGCCGCGCCAGCCTCCGCCATGACCTCTAGCACGACGGATGCGCGCGGGTCTTCGGGGTGAGCCTTAAGCCACTCTGTGAGAGCCACGACTCGGCCTGGGATAGGCTCCAGGGGCGGAATGGTCCAAGGGTCCGCGCCGGCCGCCGGGAGCGACGTAGCGGGCCATAGGATGCGATGCAGGGTCTTGCCATAGCGTTGGAAGGTGAGGGACGACGGACGCCCCCCAAAGTCGTCCTTCCGCCGTAGCAGCTCCACCGCGAGCGCGCGCGCCTCCGGCCCCTTCTTTGGAAGGCCGTAGAGATCGCAGAGTTGGGCCACCACGTAGTCAGTCGCGGCCGGGATAGTGAGGGCGGCTAGTACCCTCGGAACCCCTTCCGCGACCAAGTGACGGATTTGAGCGGGAGCCATCATAGCAGGGCCTCCAGATCGTGCAGCACGAGCGAAAGCAACTCGTTTTCCTCGCGTTGCCATAGATCGACAGCGGGGAGAACGGCGCGCTTTTTGAGCCTGCCCGGCGGCGGAATGAAGACGCACTGATGTCTACCCTCCTGGATGTCTTTGCAGAGCTTCCGGGGATATGCAGCGAGCCGGCCGCCCTCATCCGACCAGATGGCCAGCGCCCCCGCGTGCGGGAACCACGAGCGGGCCGCCGCAATGGTGGTGAAGCCGAAAATGTGTCTGTCACCCCACTCGCCACCATCACCCCACGGGGTGAATTGAGGCAAGCCGTCCTGGAATGGCAGGGGGGTCCGGGGATAATGGCCGAAGCCATCACCCTCCGCCGGAGCCTCGCTCGCGGGGTCGAACGGGTCTAGGGCCTGATAGTAGCCCTTCCCGTTCTCCAGCTCCAAGCGCCAAAGAAACAGGTTCTCCATCGTCTTATCTCCAGGTCGAGCAAGAGCGCTCTACACGGCCCCTGGATCGCTCCAGAGGCCGGCTAGAAGGCTCTAGGCCACGTTGAACGGTTGAGGGGTCCGGGCGACCCTGGACAGGATGATGGCGGCTTGGCGCACGGCCGCCTCAAGCTGGCCGGGGGTGTAGTTCCGGCCGCCGCCGGGGTTTGCGGCCGTGTTGACGCGGTAGCCCACCTCATCCTTGCGGAGGGCCGACAGCGCCGCGTCCAGCGCCCACGACGCATCGGCGAACTCCCGCGCCGTCACCCGCGCCCGTTCGGCCAACACCTTGGCCCGCTGCACGACTTCGGGGAGCGGAGTGTCAGGGTAGGTGATTGGCCTCTTGAGGGGGGAGGGTTCGGGGAAGTTGCCGAATTCGTCGTCGCGGCCGTGGTAGCGTTCCAGGGCCGCCTTGGCGTCGTGGTGATCGTCCAGCGCCTCCAGCACGGCCGGGGAGGGCCGCAGGGGGTCATTGGCGTGGGCGATATCCGCATAGGGGTCGCGATGGACAGGGCCGCACGTGGAAGGTCCTCGCGCGAGCGAGGGCGTGGAGCGGTAGCCGGACAGGACAGCCGCCGCGAGATAGCCGAGCTTGGACATAACACAGTCTCCATACAGAGCGGGAGCGCTCTACACTCCCCACCCCGAAGGATGGAGAGGCTAGAAAGCTCAGCCGTTGGACGCCAGCCGGTGGCCCTCGCGGGCATGGATGAACGCCTCGCCCACATCGACCGTGAACAAGGCCTGTTCGCGTGGCCAAAGGCTGAAGGCTGACGCCAACAGCTTCTCAAAGGTCGGGAGGTCGCACGCGACCTGATAGACCACCATGGGCTCAATGATGGTATCCCCGGCCTTGTCATTCCACGCGCCGATGACAGGGGCTTGGCGAGTGAAGCCGCCGGCCCCCACGATGGCCAAGGCCTCCCATTGGCGTTGAGCGTGGGGGTGGGGCGGGAGGTGAAATTGAAAGAGCTTCACGACGCCACCCCCTTCAGCGTGCCCTCGCAGAGCTGCGAATGGGCCTTGGCGGCATAGTTGCTCGTGAGCTTCCGCCCACAATCGCACTCATAGCGAACCGGAGCCGGTGGGCGAAGGCCCGGCAAGACTGCCCTTTGTTCCCGTGTCATCCAAACACCTCCAAGAACAAGGCGCGTTGAAATTCGCGCTCGCCCGCATAAGCCGCAGCATCAGCCGCACGAGCCGCCGCATAAGCCGCAGCATCAGCCGCATCAGCCGCATCAGCCGCATAAGCCGCATCAGCCGCATAAGCCGCATCAGCCGCCGCATAAGCCGCCGCACGAGCCGTTTCGGGTGAAGGATTGGCGACCCAGGCGGAGGCGGCGTCGATGGCGGCTTGCACGCGAGGATCAGGGTTGAGGTGGGCGACATGTTGAGCTGACTTCAGTGCGAACTCAACGCACTGACGCTTGAGGCCCAGCTTGCCGGCGACCCATAGAAGGTCTTCGACTGACACGCCTGCATCCAGCGCTTGAGCGGCGGTCATGTATTTGCGCCGGCCAAAAGAGGGGATTTTGGCGAGTGAGCAAGGCCGCAAAGCCTTTGCCTGTTCATAGGTCAAACGAATGGGGGACTTGGACATAACGATCTCCAGACATCAGCCCAACACAAGCGTTAGGCAAGCGTCCCGTAACACAGATTAAAGGGAATGGCAAGGGAGGCGCTGCAAAGCGTTCTCAAAGCGTTGCGTATAGGGGTACTAACCTTCACCTATGCGCTTCACTACGTCGTGGCGTCGGGGGTTCCCTTACAGGGGTTCCCCGAAAGCCCCGAACGTGTTCGCGATGCGAAGGATACTGTTGTTTGGTTGAGAAAGTCAAATGACTTAGAGCGTTGATATTCAACACATATTGCGGGAAGGCCTTGGCCTATGACACGGGTGAGCGAGTGCTAGCCTACACAGGCCAAGGGGACAGCCGCCAGCCGCCGACCATAGTACAAACGAAAGCCCCGCAAGCCTAAGCTCACGGGGTTGAGATCGTCAGTAGGTCCAGACACCTATCAGCCATAGCCCGATGGCCATGGCTCCAAAGGCCAGCCTCATGCGTCCAGGGCGTCGAGCAAGAGCGTGTCATACTCCCGCTCCGCCGCGTGCAGGGCGTCCAGGGCCTTATCGACCTTGCGGAAGCCCTTGGCCGTGGGGTTCGCCCTCCAGATCGCCTTGTAGGTCCTGTCGGCCGCCTGCATACGCAAGCGAGCGTCGCGGATTGCCTCATCAGTTTGTGCGTTAGTCATAGCTGCATCCTCGTTATCGAGCATAGGCGCTTCGGCCCCCAATGGGCCTCAGGTCCAATATAGGCGCTCGTGTCTGGCCACCGTGTGCGAACGATGGCCAGCCAAGACCGTCTACCAAGGGTTTACGATCATCCCCACGCCTACCAAGATGAACGCCAGCCCGATCAGGCCGACATAGTGCATCAGGATCCAGCGTTTGGGCGCTTTGGCGATCACACGTTGCGGGCGGAATGCCAGTGCAGCGGCGATATCGCGCTCTTGCGCCTCGTATTCGTCAGTGAGTTGTAGGTGGAATGCCATAGGTTTAGCTCCATTGTGAAGCGTCATCATTACGCCTCAATGTCTTAAGGGTCAATGAACAATCGCAAATGATGGATTGAACGCCTGTTTGGGCTGCTATCCATTGCTTATGATGGAATGCGCTGACACTCACATAGGCCATGATCATGCACGCCTATGGCACACGCTCGCTTACCCTCAAATGCAGCGCCCCGATCACCCATGCTGATACATGACAAGCACGCTTGACACACGAGCCAACGCCTATTGATCCTAGCAGACCTATTATTCCCAGCGGCATGGTAGGGATTGCCACGAAAGACCGGGGTGGGGTGGCGGGTGGGGCCGGATGACGCGCGCGCGCTGTGATCGCCCCTCAGCTCTCTCGCACGCGGCGACTTCGCAAATTTCCGCGGCGACTTTCCAAAATCCCCGGACCTTAAATTTATTCGGGTTGACACCAGCGAATTTTGCCTATAAACAGATTGCATGTCCCGACCACCCTCAATTCCGACCGCGCCAGCTAGCGAACGCGACATGCCCGATTGTCCCGAGTTCGCAGCGCTCGAACCACGCCAGCGGGTGTGGGTCATGGCGTTCCTCGACAATGGCGGCAACCAAACTTCCGCCGCAATTACCGCAGGAGCCAACGAGGGCAACACCGCTCGGGTGTATGGCTGGCGGCAGGCGCACGATCCCAAGGTCTTGGCCGCCCTGCGTATAGAGGCGGAGCGCCGCGGACAAACCCACGCTCCCCTGGCGATCCAAACCATGATCGACATCATGCAGACGCCGGGGCACAAGGATCAGTTCAAGGCAGCGGTGGAACTCGCCAATCGCTCCGGCCTGATCGTCGCGCAGAAGCTCAACGTAGAGCACCTGCACCGAGACGAGACCAGTCCCGAATTGATCAAACAAATCAGCACACTAGCCCGCACCCTTGGCCTCAACCCGGTCAAGCTTCTGGGCTCCGCGGGCGTCATCATTGACGCCGAGTTCGAGGAGATCACCGATGACCGACAACCTGACGCAGTACCTTCCGGAGAGCGTGAGAGCCCCGCTTCGGGAACCGCCGGAGGCTCCGCCCTCTCCAATCAAGAAACGGGCGCACCGGGCGGGGACGAAGACCCTGGGTCCGAAGAAGCGGAAGCGCCGGGTTCTGAAGGGGCGTTCCACCACGGTGTCGAAGGCTCGACCGAAGGCCCCGAAGACCAGCGATACCTGGACGGTCCTGCCGAAGACGACGGAGACGGCTGGTCCTGGTCGCCTGATCCGGGAGCTGAACACCCTCGCGGCTGAAGCCCTGGAGCAGGGCAAGCTGGGCGATGACTACCGCTACAAGTCGGCGGCGGCGCAGCTCCACTCGACCATCTTGTCGCTGGGCCTGGACCACGCGGGCCGCTCGGTGGCATTCGACACCGCACGCCGGCTGTACTGTCGCGCCCGGCCGGAGACGCCCCTGGCGGAGGTTGATCTGACGTGGCTCTAATCGACCCCAAGCTCGAAGCTATGATCCGCCTGCGCGATACGTTGCAGGCGGCGGCCGACCGGCGGAAGTTCCACCGGATGGACTTCTTCGAGCCGTACCCGAAGCAGGCGCAGTTCCTCCGTCTTGGCCGCACCAAGCGCGAGCGGCTGCTGATGGCCGGCAACCAGAACGGCAAGACGATCACGGGCTCATATGAGGCCGCCTGCCACGCCACGGGCCATTACCCGGCGGCCTGGGAAGGTCGTGTCTGGGAGCGGCCAACGAAGGGCTGGGCGGCAGGCGAGACGGGCACGGTGGTCCGGGACGTGAGCCAGAAGTACCTCCTGGGCGAGCCGGGCGACATAGAGGCCCTGGGGACCGGCATGATCCCCAAGGAGGACATCCTGGACCTGTCGCTCGCGCGTGGGGTCACGGACGCCTATGACACCGCCCACATCCAGCACTACACCCAGGGCGACAAGGACGGCACGTCGATCATCCGGTTCAAGTCCTACGAGCAGGGCCGGACCAAGTTCCAGGCCGACACCATCGATTGGTTCTGGTGTGACGAAGAAGCGCCCATGGACATCTACTCGGAAATCCTGACCCGGACGACGGCGACCGGCGGCATGGGCTGGATGACCTTCACCCCCCTGAAGGGGCGGTCGGATGTGGTCCTGCGCTTCACCGACGAGCACGACCCCAGCCGCGAAACCGTCACCATGACGATTGAGGACGCCGAGCACATCCCGCCCTCCGAACGGGCGGCGATCATCGCGGCGTGGCCGGTGCATGAGCGGGAGGCGCGAGCCAAAGGTGTGCCCATGCTGGGCAGCGGGCGCATCTTCCAGGTCTCCGAGGACGCCATCGGCGAGGACACCATGGAGTATATCCCGCCCCACTGGCCGAAGCTGTGGGCCATCGACTTCGGGATCGGCCACCCATTCGCCGCGGTGCTGATCGCCTGGGATCGAGACAACGACGTGATCCACGTCCTGCACGCCTTCAAGATCGCGGACCAGCTCCCGATCATGCACGCGGCGCAGATGAAGACCATCGGCCGCAACGTCCCGGTGGCGTGGCCGCACGATGGCGACAGCCGCGAGAAGAACAACGGCGAGCCCCTGGCGAAGGCCTACAAGGATCAGAAGCTCCGTATGCTGCCTGAACACGCGACGTGGCCGGACGGCTCGATCTCGACCGAGGCGGGCATCATGGAGATGCAGCAGCGCTTCGCCACCGGCCGGCTGAAGGTCGCGCGCCACTTGTCCGAGTGGTTCGGCGAGTACCGGGAGTATCACCGCAAGGATGGCGTGATCGTGAAGGAGCGAGATGACATCATGAGCGCCACCCGGATCGCTGTCATGGCGAAGCGGCACGCCCAGCTCGTGCAGCTCGGCGACCGCCCCATCGACCGCAGTCGGGAGCAGATTGCGGACGGGGTTGACTTCGACTATTTTTCACAGTAAGATAGTCAACATGAACCGGACCCAATACCAGCGAGAATACGCGCGGAAGCGTCGGGCTGACCCAGCCGGCCGCGAACAGAACCGCCGTGTCTCCGCTGCGTGGCGGCTGAAAAACTACCAGCGCGTCGCCCTCACCACTCTGCGTCAGAGGGCCAAGGCACGCGGCATCGAGTTCAACCTCACTCCGGCCGACGTGGATTGGCCTTTGGTCTGCCCTGTGCTGGGAGTGGAGCTGATCTACGGTGGGGGCAAGGGCTCGCATCCGCACTCGGCTTCCTTCGACCGCCGTGACCCAACCAAGGGCTACGTGCCGGGTAACGTTTTCATCATGAGCTGGCGAGCGAACCGGATCAAGAACGACGCGACCGTAGCTGAGCTTCGAGCCCTGCTTGACTATCTTGAAACTGACGACTAGACTGGCGCGAAATCACCCAGCTCTTGTCGGAGGGACTGCCATGAACCATGTCCTCGTGTTCCTGATCATCGCGATCTTCCATTTCCACAATCCGCCCGAGTACATCGTGACAGTCGCCCCCCAGGGGACCACTTTGGAGGAATGCCAAGGGGTCGCCGTCAAGACCAAGGCCGCTTTGCTCGCGCGCCCGGACCCGACCGGCGAGCGCAAGGATGTCGCGGCCGTGTGTTCCGTTCTCACTGAAGGCTCCGCTGATTAACATGCCCCCGATCAATCCCAAGAACATGAACATCCCCGGCGCGGCCAATGATCTTGGCCTCAGTGGCGGGCAAGGCGACCAGCTCCAGGATCAGCTCGATGCTGAGCTGGAGCAGCGCCGCAAGCTGAAACAGCAGCAAGGTTCCTCGAACCTGATGCAGGGCATCTACGGCCCGAGCGACGGGGGCTCCGCGTCCGCCATGCTGGGCATCCTCGGCCAGTCGCAAGGAGGCCTCGGTGGCGGACGGTAATCGCTTCGATGTGAACGCGCCCCTGATCCAAACGGAGCGCGAGCAGCAGATCGTGATCGAGAGCCTGGAGGAGTTCTCCCAGATGCAACTGTGGAGGAACACCTTCGCAGCTCAATGGGAGGAAGTCGCTGAGTTGGTCTTGCCGACCAGCCGGAATACGTTCTTCTATGGGAACTTCAACTGGCCCGGCCAGAAGAAGACCGACCGTCAGGTGGACGCCTCGGCGATGATGGCGCTGTCCCGCTTCGGCGCGATCTGCGACAGCCTGCTGACGCCTCGGAACCAAATCTGGCACGCCCTGACGACCGACAACCCGGACCTCAAGAAGGACCGGGATACGCGCATCTGGTATCAGGAAGTGACCCGCCGGCTGTTCAAGCTGCGCTATCAGCCCATCGCCAACTTCTCGGCACAGAACCAGAACAACTATCAGTCGCTCGGGGCCTTTGGCACGGGCGGCATGTTCGTTGACCAAGCGGTGGACGCCGCCGGCCGGCCGATGCGCGCGCTGCGCTACAAGGCGATCCCGCTGGGCGAGCTGTTCCTGCACGAGAACCATCAAGGCCTGATCGACGGCTTCATCCGGTGGTTCCGTCTGACGCCGCGGCAAGCCTACCAGAAGTGGGGCGAGCGCGTGCCGGCCAACATCAAGGCCGCCATGGAAAAGCACTCCGAGACGCCGTTCAACTTCCTGCACCGGGTGTGCCCGAACAGCGACTATGACCCCAATCGGGTCGGTGCGCCGGGGATGCTCTACACGAGCTACTACATCTCCATTGAGGGCATGAGCCTACTCCAGGAGGGCGGCTACCGCACCTTCCCCTTGGCCGCCTCACGCTACGACCAGACCCCCGGCGAAACCTACGGCCGCGGCCCGGCCATGATGGTGCTGCCGGCGATCAAGACCCTGAACGCCGAGAAGCGGACGTTCCTGAAGCAAGGGCACCGCGCCGCGGATCCGGTGCTCCTGACGGCCGACGACGGGCTCGTGGGGGTCTCCCTGCGTCCTGGTGCGATCAACAAGGGTGGCGTGTCGCCTGATGGCAAGCCCCTGATCCAAGTCCTCCCCTCCGGTCAAATCCAGATCAACAAGGAGATGATGGACGAGGAGAAGAACCTGATCTATGACGCCTTCATGGTGAGCCTGTTCCAAATCCTCCAGGAGACGCCGCAGATGACGGCGACCGAAGTGATCGAACGGACCAACGAGAAGGGCATCCTCTTGGCCCCGACCATGGGCCGCCAGCAGAACGAATACCTCGGCCCCATGATCGAGCGTGAGCTGGACCTGATGGCGCAGCTCGATCTCCTGCCACCCATGCCGCCCGCCCTGCGCGCTGCACGAGGCGAGTATCACGTCGAGTACACTAGCCCCCTGGCGCGTGCCGCGCGAGCCCAGGAAGCGGCTGGCTTCATGCGTTCGGTGGAGACCTCCCTGACGGTGGTCAACGCCACACAGGACCCGTCGCACCTGGACGTGTATGACTTCGACACCGCGCTGCCGGAGATCGCCCGTATCCAGGGCACGCCGGAGACGTGGCTGGCGGATGACAAGGCCATCGCGGCCAAGCGCCAAGCCCGTGCGGCGGCCCAGCAGCGGCAGGAGCAAATCCAGGCTGCACCGGCCCAGGCGGCGATGATGAAGGCCCAGGCGGTCCAAGCCAAGGCTGGCATGGCCAACTCCGTGGCGCAAGCTCGGGGCCAGCCGGGGCCTGGAGGTGGACAAGCCACTTCAGTTCCGCTACAAGGTGGAGGCGGTCCTGGAGGTCCGCCGCAATGATCCTAGTCTCCTGCACCATAGAGCCCGGCGTGGGTCAAGTCTTGCGCAGGTATAACCCTGCCAAGCCAACTGGACTTACGCACGAGCAAGTGCTACACGATGAAGTTCCCGCGACGCCCGAGCTGGTGCGGGAGTTCTATACATTCCCATGGAGGTGGGCAAGTGTCACCGGACAAAGAAATTGAGCAGATCGGGCGAACGCTCGATTTCCTGCGCGCCCGCAAGCGCAACTATCAACTCGCTTTCGGCACCCCGGCCGGTCAAGAAATCTTGATTGACCTCGCCCAATTCTGCCGCGCCAACGAGACGACGTGGCACGAAGACCCGCGCAAATCGGCCGCCCTGCAAGGCAGGCACGAGGTCTGGCTGCGCATCCAACAGCACCTCAACCTCTCCTCGGAGGAGTTGATGACGCTCTATTCGGGCCGCCCCGTGGTCCGTCTCATCACCGAAGACCAAGCTGAACAAGAGGAGGCTTAAATGCCCGAAGGTCAAGAAGGCGCTGCCGGCACCGGTGGCGATCAACAGCAGCAACAGCAAGCTGGCGGCACCGGCCAAGGCGCGGGCGGTGGCGACCCCTGGTACAAGGGCGCAACCCCCGAAGTCGTCGGCCATCTCCAGGCGCGCGGCTGGGAAACCAAGACGCCCACCGAAGTCGCGCTCGAAGCCGTGCGCGCTCACTTCGAGGCGCAGAAGTTCATCGGTGCTCCGCCGGATCAGATCGTCCGAATGCCGAAGGACGCCTCCGACGAAGCGGGCTGGTCCGCCCTACGCTCCCGCCTGGGTGTGCCGGCCGACGCCGCCGGCTACAAGTTCGATGACGTGAAGCGGGCCGATGGGTCCGCCCTGGACGAAAGCCAGCGCGCGTTCCTGGCCCAGACTGCGCTCAGCGCCCACCTAGCGCCGGACGCCGCGGTCGAGGTCGCCAAGGCCTTCACCAAGTTCCAGGACGACGCCGCCAGCCGCACGGCCGCGGACAACACGGCCAAGCTCGCCGAAGCCAAGGCCACCCTCCAGAAGAATTGGGGTGTGAACCACGAGGCGAACCTGTTCATCGCGAGACAGGCCGCCGCCGCCCTGGGCGTTACCCCGGAGCAAGTCAATGCCCTGGAGAACGTCGCCGGCTACGACAAGGTGATGGAGATGTTCCGCTCCATCGGGACGAAGATTGGCGAGGACAAGTTCGTCCAGAACCTCAATCCGAACCAAGCCGGCGTCATGACCCGCGAGCAGGCCATGGCCAAGAAGCAGGAACTCATGAACGACAGCACGTGGACCAAGGCCTACCTCAACGGCGACAGCGTGAAGGTCCGCGAAATGACCGCGCTGAACACCATCATCGTGGGCTAGTTGACAGGCTCGCAGATCGTGTTATATTCAGGTTGTCGCTGCCCGGCTCGCGCAGGGCGGCGGCAGGCCCCGGCGGCGGG